GGGCCTTTCTTGATCTCGCTTCTGTTATAGGAAGCTCGATCTTCGAGTGGAGGCGACAGATTTGTCGAATCGCTCGAATGGACCTTACATCCGGTGTGTGCAAAATCGCACCAGTACTACGATCGAAAACAAGCTCAAGGAAACCTTGCAGGAATGCAGGGAGACCACGATTAAACCGGAAACCCGGAAAATCGTTGTGAGAGACTTGCTTCTTTTCCAAGCAGTTTTCAAAGCTGCTGCAGAAAGAAGGGAGGGTGATTGTCAAAAAAGACAAGCCTTCCTTTTCGAAGCGAGATCTAATTGTTTTCAGATCCCTTGTAGTGCATACGTTAACTGATATCCCGTCTTCGATGAGGATATCGATTGTGAGCAACATTAGGCTTTTCATGTGTCCTCCAGTTTATACTAGGGGTACTACATCCTTAGCCTAATAAGCTAGCTCTCTTGACCAAGAAGCTTGGTCACTAGGGCTCCAGAGGAGGCACTGAGCTGCGCGGACAAACCGTCCCACACAGCTTTTCGTTCGGCCACTGTGTATCCAACGTTTGGAACATCAAATACGATGTAACAAGACATTGCATACTCAGTATTAACCCCAGTAAGAAAGGGGTCAGCGGCCACCTTGCGGTGGTCAAGCCGAAACAGTGACCGAGTTCGCTTCCCATTAACGTTATGGGAGGCGGTCTCGGTGATCAAGCCATCATTTGACTTGAACACTCCTTGATTCATTGCTGCACCGGTTCGTGGAAGCGACGTTGTCGTGCCACCAATCGTTACAGACTGATCTGGTAGTGCCATTAGGCGTTACTCTTTTCTAGGATGTATCCAGATATCGATCTGGACACTTGGATTTGCAGTATGGCCTTCACAGACCATTACGCTCGCGTGATTGCAAGCGCAGCCATAATGAGCTTCTGTTGAGCACTAAGACTCGCTCCAGTCAGCCCAAAACCAAAAGGTGTTGCGGCGAGACGCTGTTTTGCATAGACTGTATAATCAGCATCTCGAAGACTAACGACCCCCTGTCTAGATTTAGTGGGTGAGTAGTCTATATGATGTTTGGAGACAGTTGACTCCATAACATAACCATAACGCAACACAAGTCCGTGACTGATCATGTCAGAGAAGTTAGAGATAACATCTCCGGCATTTGCAAACCAGTCAACGAACCAAGTCCATGGTGAACTGTTCCAAAGGTTCTCTAATGTCAGCCCTGCGCCAAAGAGGTAGTCAGCCTCTTGACTCAGTGCTAACATTTTATCGATGAGGGCGTCGCCCTCATGCAGATAATAGGTGAAAGCACCTGAGAACCATTGGTTACGTTCTATCCGGTTATCGTGATAGAAATAACGGTTCACAACTTCCCCAGATGAGTATAGCCGTGCATCAGTTAAGATGGCACTCGGCCACGCTTGCGTGGTCGGGCCATCATGAAGCACGACATGCTCCTGGGACTTAGGGAAGTGATATTTTCTCCGGACGTCCTGTCCGGCATCGCGTTTGAATTGTTGCATGTTCTTCGCGAAGTCACGAATGCTTCTATAGATCTTGCCAACATCCGCTAATAGCGGAGACCTACCGAAG